GGCATCGGCGCAGGAGCGTAGGCGGGAGGCCCCTGCGGGGGCATCGGCGCAGGAGCGTAGGCGGGAGGCCCCTGCGGGGGCATCGGCGCAGGAGCGTAGGCGGGAGGCCCCTGCGGGGGCATCTGTGCAGGAGCGTAGGCGGGAGGCCCCTGCGGGGGCATCTGTGCAGCGGGTTGGTACGGACTGCCCCACGGGGCAGCTGCCGCAGCGGGAACGCCACCCGAATTGAACTGCATGCCCGCCGCATCAGGGTAGGACTCGGCCATCTCGCGAGCCATCTGATCCACAGGGGTCAGTTCGTTCAGCAGAGACAGATCGTGCACTTGGATCGCCTCGAACCCAGCTGGCAACGGGCCAGGGCCGCCCGAATCGATCACGTCGTACCGCACATCGCGATCCTCGGATCCGTTCCGCGTGCACATGACCTTCAGCCACGTACCCTGCGTCCGGGAAAAGATCTGACCGCGTGACGCCACAAGGGTCGTGATCTTGGAAAACAGCGTCTTCGAGACGCCCCACACCATCGCCTTGCAGGTCGGTTGCCCAGTGGTGCTGTCCGTCCCGAAATGCTTCTGCATGTTCTGGCCGTCCAACACGTTCAGAAAATACCGCAGCTGCGGATTCAGCTGCTTGGCGAGATCCTTGTCGCCAGCAGCATCGGCGCGATCACGTCGATCACACACGGGGCATGGTCCAGGCACAGCGGGTGCCACCGCGTTTTCCTTTGGGCACACGCGGGGCAGCTTCACCATGCCCTTTTCCGTGCGCACGTTGTAGAAGTGCCGATGTTGCTTCTGCCAGTACGGCAACCGCTCGTCCTGCCCGTTCGGCAGAATCCGGATAAACGTGTCAGCCGTTGCGCCCACGCGTGTCGGCCTGTTTGGCTCCAGCCAGACGATATCGCTGGCCGGGAACCGACTGCTACCACCAGGCGCAGCAGCATCTTGCTCCAACGCTGCGCGCATCTCAGGAGGCAGCTGATCAAACCCAGCGTTGGCCGATCCCCACGGGGGTGCCCCACCGGCAGCAGGTGCCGCTGGCGAAGTCGAGGCACGCGTGATCACGGGGTTGGGCACCCACTGCCCGTTCTCCATGCGCCACTGCCCGTCAGGGGAAATCTGCGCAGCGGGTGGTGCTGCTACGGCCACGGGAGCGTTGGGCACCCACTGCCCGTTCTCCATACGCCACTGCCCGTCAGGGGAAATCTGCGAAACAGGTGCGACAGGGGCACCGGCAGATGCACTGCCGTGGACACCCACTGCTCCAGGTGCGGGGTACGAATCGAATGGCGTGGTCATATTTCTCCTGCTTGGTTTGATTGCATCATGGGTTGGCGGGGCACTTCGCGCTGTTCATCCTCGACGACGACGTACGGCCCACCGGCCTCGTCGTGCAACAGGTCAGCCTCGACCTTGAGGAGGAACTGCTTCACTCGCAGGGCCTCGTACACGCCCTCGGCGTTCTCGGCAGCCTCCTGCGCGTCAGTCTGACGACGCTTCCACTCGCTGTAGGCGGGCAGCATTCGGTACACAGCTTCAGCTTGACGATCCGTCGGAAACTTATCGGTGGACGCAACCGGCGTGGCCTTCGCTTCCATGAAGCTGCGCTCGCGCCACACTTTGTATTGATGGTCCACGTCGGCCTTGATCCGACGGGCACGTGCGGCCTCGCGCCCCCAGTACAGCACCAGCGCGGGCGTGTACGCAGCCTCCTCCACCGCGTCTTTCACGTTGATCGTCAGAAGACGGATCAGGTAGTCAGCCGTGTACAACCGGCCACCAATCGAAAACGAATCAAAGTGTGCGATGCGAGACAGAATGTCCTCGTACGCAGTGACAGTGACGGGTACGCGTGTACGGTCGTCCATAGGTTCAGCAAGCCTCCACAACGTACATCGTGTTACGATACAGCTTCGTCAGCCGATCCCCAGGCTTCGGGTTGGCACTGGCCTCACCGAAAAACTTTTTAGGCGACCAGGACCGCGTGCCGGTGATGCGTGTTACCACAGTCGTCAAGCTCGGAGCCTCAAAGCCGCGGCAGTCCGGGGTGCCTTCCACGATCCGGAAAAACGTGACCTTGCCCTTCTTCTTCGCGGGAATCTGCGCAACCTGCGCAACGCGGGGTACCTGCGCGGGAGGCGCGGCCTTCTTCGCAGCGGGCTTCGCAGCGGGCTTCTCAGCGGGCTTCACTGTCTTGACGCGCACTTTGGGAGGAGGAGGAGGAGCACTCTCGGCAGGGGTAGGCTCGGCAGGGGTAGGCTCGGTAGGGGTAGGCTCGGCAGGAGCAACAGGCGGCTTCACCACCTTCAATTTCACGACTGTCTTTTTCACTTCGGGATCCTCCGCAGGTTGAAAGCCAATATCACGAACGGCAGTAGCGCCGTGCGTTTCCCATCCGTACTGGACGGACACCGTACCCGGACATCCGGGCGTCGAGCACCCGTAATCACGCAGCTCGCGTGTCTCAAGATCCAACAGCTCCACCTCCAGCAGCCCAGACGCACAGATCTCACAGGGCACGGGCGACAACTTGGCCGTGGTGACTTCCACGCGGGGCTTCCGATCCGCATCGGCGCACGGATTGCGAAGCGAGCAAATGCGACAGCGCCGATCCGTGCCGTCGAACGACAGCCCGTAGCAGGGCACCGGATGCTCGCGGCCTTTGTTTGCTCGGGCCAGATCCAGCAGGGCACGCAGCTCCAGGGTGTCCGTGCCCGTGTAATGGAGGCCCATCGCGTGAGCCTCCGCAAGCAATTTTTGATGATCTTCCATCGTGGTCCCTCGCACTATACCGGCCCACCCAGGATCGTGAGGCAACGCCCACGGGCATACGTCAGCCGCGAACGAATAGCCGCGTTTGACGTGCCAAACTGGCGTGCAATGTCGTCCACGTCAGCGCCTTCCGCGTGCCGCAGCCACAGGGCAGCCCACATAGGTTCGGGCAGCGAAGCGCGCAATACTTGGAGCGCAGACCGCGCGAGTAGGCGGGCGTCAGCCTCCTCCGCAGGGCCATGCGAATACTCGTCGTCCAGCTCGGACGTGACCCGGTAGCCGAGTGCACGCAGGTGCTTGCTCACTTCGCAGCTCACCATGTAGTGCACCCAGCTAGGCTCACTGCGACCGTGCTCGGGAGCCCAGGTGCGCTCGGCAGTCAGCGCGGCAATCCGCCCCACCTGCAACAGGTCGTCCATATCGGCCCCCAGGTAGGCAGCACGTCGCCGACAACCGTTCACGATGCTGTGAATAATTCGATCCCATTTGTACGTGTCCATGTCCGCTCCGTTCCCCTGCCGCGAAGGCAGCGTAAGTCATACCGTTGATTGCAAAGTCCTCAAGCGATCCCCACTCCCCCACACCACTGCTTGATCGCGACACTGCGCAATCTGCTCGGGGGTCAGCACACCCGGATCCGTCCCCGCGGGCCACCGCACAATGCGCACGGTGAACAGGTCCGCCAGCAGCGGGGCGATACGCGCCATTTCCGATGCCGCGTCGAGATCCAAACCAAGATCCAGCTCGCGAATACCCGCGCGCATCAGCAGCTCCAGTTGACGGGCACTCAGTCGTTTCCCGAATAGCGCGACACCGTGGGGGTACGCGTGCGCACAATCAACGGGCCCTTCGACCACGAGCACGCGTTGCAGGTTGCACCGTTTCACGATCTGCAAATTGAGTAAGCAATCGCCAGATCCGGCGTCGTGCTCAGTCGCCCGCGCGCGACCCAGCGTCTTCACGTATCGCTCACCAGGGCGCGGATCCCACATGGCTCGCCCTTGGTAAAACAGCAACCGATCAGCGTGATCCAGCGCCGGGAACACTAACCTGCCCGCCTGTTTTCCCGCAGTGCACACGCCCAGGGACATATCAGCTGCCACTGACAGGGAAATTCCACGCCGATAGCAGTAGGCCGCACCGGCACGAGCCGCAGGAGTCTCGAACCCCACGCGCGCAAACGTCTCGGGCCACGGAACAGCAGGAGGCACCCACGACGACGTGCGCACTGGACCCGACTTGTCCCCAAGCTCCAGGGACAGCCTGTCAATGCGCCCTATCGCAGTGTGATTGCCCGTGAGCAAGCGTTCCATCGCATCCTTCCACATCAACGAATCCGCCTTCGCGATCAGCGACAGCGCATCCCGCCCACCTTGTCCGCACGTGAAGCACTGCCACGTGCGTTTACGCACGTTCACGGCCAGCTTGTTCTTGTCGCAATCGGGACAGTGCAACACAAACTCGTCCGAGCGACCCTGCACGGCGAGCACGCCTCCGTGCGCGCGCACGTAGTCCAGCAGATCGAACCGCAAGTCAGCCTGCCAAACGGTACTCATGGCAGCAGATCCAACTTTTCGGGTTCCAAGGCGGCCTTCTCCGGAACCGCTTGTTTTGATTTTTTATCCATCTCGTCCAGCACAGCCGACGCACGATCAGGGCGATTCAGCGGGTCCATCAGATCGACGAAACGCATACGGTTCAGATCCTGCTTGACCTTGACCACCGTGTCCGCGGCGTTGTCTCGATAAATGTCCAGGTACAGGCGAGCCTCGTGGCGCGTCTTATCCTCGGCGTCCTGATTGATCGAACCCAGGAAATCCACGCGGCGAACTTTGTTATACGAATCGCTCATGGATCCACGACTCAGCACAGGCTTACCGCCGCGCCACACCTCGCCACCCTCCCCGTTGCCATTGTCGTCCTTCGCGTCCTTCGCCGACTTTCCCAGCCCGCGCGGCCTGCGCGCCTGACTCACCGTCCACACGGCGTAGCCCGCGTCGCGTTTGCACAGCACTTGGAGATCTCCAAACGCATCACGCTGATGCTGCTCCTCCGACAGGTTCTTCCCCGTTTGAGATCGCAGCAAGTCTCCGTAATCCACGACTAGCATGGCAGGACGCCAGCCGGAGTTACCCGCCAACTCAGTCAACTCGGTCTGTATGTCCGCAGCCGAATAGCTCCAGGAATCCGTCATTTGGCGAATGACCAGGCGGTCAGACGCGCTTCGGTACTCGTCCTGCAACCGTGCAAACGCCTCGTACGAAAACGTGCCGCGCTTCACCTCGTTGTACAGCTCAGCCGCATGCCACGCGTCCATACGCGATGCAGTTTGCAGGTAGCTGCCTTCCAGGAGTACCAGTAGCACCTTCCGCATCAGTGCGCGTGCCGCGTAGCACGCTAGGTGGACCAGCATGATGCTCTTGCCCGCTTTCGCGTCCCCCATCCAGCAACCCAGCTCGCCGATAGAAAGTCCGCCGTCGAGCACTTCATCTACGCCGACGATCCCGGTCGGGAACGTGTAATCGTACTCACGGCGGGCGCGCTCCTTGCGTTGGCGCTGGCGATCCTCCAGCTCTGCGTAGAACCAGTACCGGGCAGGAGACGCAAACGAGATCCGTGCGGCGCGATCTGCCTCGCGCTTCATCACGTCAATGGCGTCGTTTACGCGCCCCATGTTGTACAGCTTCTGCGAATCCTGATAGGCGGCCACGAACACGTTGCGCGCGACGAACTCAGCGAGCGAATACCGCACGTAGTGTTCTTCGCGCAGCTGATCTTGTTCAATCGCTTGCAGCATCGCTGCGTAACGAGGCTGGACCACGGGCTCCACGTGTCGCAATTTATCGCGGAGCACTAGGGCAGTCGGCGTGCGCTGTGCCTCACGCTCGCGCATGATGTTTTGCCAGCACCAGCGGAGCGCATCGCTCTCGAACATCTCAGGACGCACGTGCTGAATTGCTGCGGTACAGAACCCGTCGTCCAGCAAAGCCAGCTTGATCACCTTGCGCTGAAACTCAGCGTCGAACCCGAATTTGATTGAATTAGCGTTTTCTGATTGCACGACACTTCTCCGACACACTACAGCCTTGGCACAATGGGCTTTGAGCGTTGTACCCAGCAGTGAGATCTTGCCGGGACAAACAGCTGTCAGCTCCAGCTGCGAGCAAACGCAGCTTCACGATCTCCAGCCCCTTCGGCACCGCAATCCGCTGCTCGCTCGCTTCATCGCGAGCCAACGTGCGCCACGTGTTAGACGCTTCGACGCTCGAATCCCGGTAGTAACGCAAGTTGCTCTCACTCGACAAGTCCCCAAACTTAGGCCAGCGCATCCACCCATACCGACCGAAACACGCCGACAGGTACGGGCCTGCCTGCAAACCGTGCAGATCCAGAAACGTTTGCAGCTCAGTAGCAGCCGATCTGTTCTTCGCGTTAAACCCAATGAACCCGCGCTTCGGCGCAGTCACACGAGCCATCAACTCGTTGTACAACCGGATCAAGTGCTCCTCGGCGTTGTTCATTCGGCAAGATCACCTGACGCGATCTCGACGCTCACACCGGGGCCTTTGAAGATCAGCACGTGCAGGTGGTCCCCATCCCGCGCGATCAGCATCGAATACGCGTCGAATGCCAACAACGTCCCCTCGTGGCACCCGCCCTCGGAACGGACAGTGACGTGCTTGGCGCGGCACATGGATAG